GGGGTAGTGGTTCTGCTCCAGGAGGTTCAGGTAATACACCTTCTGTTAGTCCATCTCAAGGTAACAACGGTGGAAACGGAAGTCCAGGAAATGCTTTGGATACTATGAACGCTGGTGGAGGAGGAGGTGCTGCTGCAGTTGGTGGTAATGGAAGTCCCTCAACAGCAGGTGCAGGTGGCGCAGGATCTCCTGTAACATCTATCTTTGGTCCTTCACAACCTTTTTATTTACCAGGCCCTGACGCTGGATTTTTTGCTGGTGGTGGAAGTGGATTTAGATATCCTTCAGGTGGTCTATCTCCTTTACCTCCAATTGCTGGCGGAGTAGGTGGAGGTGGTAATGGAGATTCTAATTCATGTGGTGGTGGAACTGGAGGAACAGCAAATAGTGGTGGCGGAGCTGGTGGTGCACCAACTGGTAGATCAGCAGGTGGAGGTTCAGGAATTGTTGTTATTAAATATAAATTTCAATAGTTGAATGAACAAAATTTATAATATATAATAGGAGATAATTATGGCACACTTTGCAAAACTCGGAGCTAATGGAAAAGTTATTCAAGTATTAACACTTGATAATAAAGATATGCTTAATGCGGATGGTGTTGAAGACGAATCAGTAGGTCAACAATACCTAGAAACACATAATAATTGGCCTGCACAAATGTGGATTCAAACTTCTTACAACACATCAAATAATACACATAACTCTGGTGATAACTCAAAAGCATTTAGAGGTAATTACGCAGGTATAGGTTATGAATGGGACGAAGACAATAATATTTTTTGGCCTCAAAAACCTTATCCATCTTGGGTAAAAGATACAACAATTGCAGATTGGCAATCACCAATAGGTGCCGCACCTGCTTTGACAGAAGAACAAGAACAACAGAATACACCACCTGATGAAAACACTCCAGCTACTCATAGTTGGTATTATAAGTGGAATGAAGAAAACCAAAGTTGGGATTTGACAAACGAATTAGCTTAATATATTTATCATGTTGGTGGCATGCAAAAAATACTTTTAACTGAACAGTCTATTTTTTTTGGTGATGTAGATATGCCTAGAGATTGGGATATTGATAGAGAACAATTATCACAAGATATTCTAAAAACAAATATAAATGAAACACAGTTTCCTTTTTCAAGAAACTGGGATATGTTAAATACATATATTACAGAACACATTAATTTAAATTTTCACATAAATTTAGTTAGTAAACAAACTACAGGTCATATTTTTAAACCAAAAGAAACTTCAACTCCTTTTTTACAAGTTGATCCAGTTGATCTACGTAATTCTCCAGATTATATTTTACTTTATGGTGTTCACGTAAAAGATTGTTTTGTTAAAATTTTTTATGATGACAATAGAAGGAAAGGTAGATCTTGGGATATACCACTATCAAATAATAAATTTATTATGTTTCCTTCAACAAACTTACATTACATAACTAATAAACAAGAAGAAAATTTAAACTTTATACTAAATATTTCGTATGAATATATCTAACTATTATTGGTATTTTAGTGGTGTGCTAACACCTAAATTTTGTGATGATGTAATAGCTTATGCTAATTCACAAAAAGAAGAAATGGCTAGAACTGGTGGATATGGTGATAAAAAATTAAATAAGGAAGAAGTTAAAAATCTACAAAGAAAAAGAAAATCTGATTTAGTATGGTTGAATGATACTTGGATATATAAAGAATTACACCCGTATGTGCACGAAGCAAATAGAAATGCTGGTTGGAATTTTGATTGGGAGAGAAGTGAATCTTGTCAGTTTACAAAATATAAATTAAACCAATATTATGATTGGCATTGTGATAGTTGGGATAAACCATATGATAAACCAGATACACCAGAGCACGGAAAAATTAGAAAACTATCTATGACTTGTCAATTAACAGATGGTTCAGAATATAAAGGTGGTGAATTAGAATTTGATTTTAGAAATTATGATCCACACATGAGAGATGAATTAAAACATAGAATACAATGTAAAGAAATATTACCAAAAGGTTCTATTATTGTATTTCCCTCATTTGTATGGCATAGAGTAAAACCAGTAATAGCTGGCACAAGATACAGTCTTGTTGTTTGGCATTTAGGAAAGCCATTTAGATAATGTATATAAATAATTATTTTAATACGACCATTTGGTCAGAACAAAAACCAGAATTTGTTAAGTCTTTAAATAAAGCAAGTAACAAATATGTAAAAGAAGCAAGAAATAGAAATAAAGCTCACATAAAAAAACATGGTGACTTTGGAATTTCTCACCACTCAACACCACTAACACATGACAATGATTTTTTAGATTTTAGAAATTACATTGGTCAAAAGTCTTGGGAATATTTAGACCATCAGGGTTATGATATGTCACAATATACAACTATGTTTAGTGAGTTGTGGGTACAAGAGTTTGCTAAGAAAGGTGGTGGCCATCACTCTGCACACATACATTGGAACCAACACGTATCTGGTTTTTATTTTTTAAAATGTGGTGATGAAACTTCATATCCTATTTTTCACGAACCACGAACTGGTGCAAGATCTACAAAATTAAAAATGAGACCCAATCAAAATGGTATATGGGGAGGAACAGAATTAGTTCATTTTAAACCTAAGCCAGGAACAATTATTATATTTCCAGGTTTTTTAGAACATGAATTTTCTGTTGATTATGGTTTAAAACCTTTTAGATTTATACATTGGAATATTCAAGCCGTACCTAAAGATATGGCAAAGGATGTCTAATTATATCTTAATATTGAAAAATGTTTTTAATAAAGATGAATGTAATGAAATTATAGATATGTACAAAAACAGTTGTATCGAACCAAAAAATAAATACTTAGGATATTTATATAAAGATATAAATAATTTTAAATATATACAAAAATTATTTAAGATTATAGATAAATACAAACAACAGTTTGAAGAAATTAATTTAACTGCTTCTAAGTGGAAACTAAATAATATTAGATTTAAACATTTTAAGTCAGGCACTAGCTTTAATTCTTGGCACTCAGAACATAACTTAACATACCCTAACCGATTGTTAAGTATTCAAGTTTATTTAAGTGACCATAATTGTGGTACAGAATTTTTTAATGGAAAGGTTGTTAAAAGTGAAATAGGAAAAGTAATTTTATTTCCAGCTTATTTTACTCATACACATAGAGGTCAAGTCTGTCCAGATAACAAGGATAGATTTTTGCTAACTGGTTATTTAGAATTTAACGAAAAGGGTGATTTAGAATAATGTCATTTAAAAAAAATAAATATACAGTAATTCGTAAAGCCATATCAAAAGACCTAGCATCTTTTGTTGCAAATTATTTTTGTATGCAAAAGCAAGTTTATGATACTTGTAAACAGTCGAGATATTTTTCACCATTTGAAACTATCATAGGTTATTATGAAGGTGAGAATGAACAAATTCCAAATACCTATTCTCATTATGCAAATATAGTTATGGAAACATTATTACTTAAATGTCTACCAGATATGGAAAAAGCAACAGGACTTAAATTATATCCTGCATACACATATGCTAGAATATACAAAAAGGGTGATGTTTTAAAAAGACATAAAGATAGATTTAGTTGTGAAATATCTACCACTATGAATTTAGGTGGAGATGCTTGGCCAATATATTTAGAACCATCTGGTAAAGAAGGACTTAAAGGAGTAAAAGTAGATTTAAAGCCTGGAGATATGTTAGTGTATTCTGGATGTGAACTTGAACATTGGAGAAATGCTTTTAAAGGTAAAGAATGCGTACAAGTATTTTTACATTACAATAATGTAAAAACACCTGGTTCTAAAGATAACATGTTTGATAAAAGACCTCATCTTGGTCTTCCTTCTTGGTTTAAGCGATGATATAATATTACGATGGAGGCAGTGGCACCACCAATCACCCCACTGTCTCCTTTGTAATATTAGGAGTATAAATTGCTTGGTATAACCGCCATATCACAATCACCGTTAGCCTCTTTAGGAGGAACTAATGCACAAGTTGCTGTAACAGGTATTCAACTTACTACTGCGCTTGGTGGAGAAAGTGTTACAGGAAATGCAACTGTAAATGTTTCAGGAATTCAAGCTACATTTTCAATTGGTTCAGTTACTCAAGCAATAAATACACCAGTAAATGTAACGGGATCTCAATTAACTTCTAGCATAGGAAGTGTTACAACTGCTGCTGGAGCTAGTGCTTCACCTACAGGTTCTCAATTAAATATATCTCTAGGTACTTATTCTATATCAGCAGATGGAAATGTAAGTGTTGTTGTTACTGAGCATGATATACAAACATCGATAGGAAGTGTTACTACACAAGCGAACGCAGATGTAAGTGTAACTGGTAGTCAAGCTACAATAGGTTTAGGTGAAGAGAGTGTTACAGGAGATGCTAATATATCAGTCTCAGGTATACAAGCTAATTTCTCAATTGGTTCAGTATCATTAGCTATTGGTGCAGATGTAGACGTAACAGGTTCATCATTGCAAATGTCTACTGGATCTGTAGCTGTAACAGCAGATGCAAATGTATCTGTAACAGGAATACAAGCAGCTTTAGCACTTGGAGAAGAAACTATTGATTTAAATACACCAGTTGATGTTACTGGTTCTCAATTAACCACATCTATTGGAAGTGCAGTGGCTGTTCCAGGAGTAGAGGTTGCTGTAACAGGAATGCAATTAACTGGTACTGTAAACAATCCACTTATAATAGCATGGTCAAATGTAGATCCTGATGTAACTAATACATGGACAGAGGTAAATAAAGGTGTAACAAATACTTGGACAGAAGTAAGCAAAGGTGTTTCTAACACTTGGGATGAGGTTGATATAGCAGCATAGAGAGGATATAATACCGACATGGCTTCAACATTTTCAACAGATCTTAAACTAGAACTAATGGCTACTGGTGAAAACGCTGGTACTTGGGGAACTAAAACAAATACAAATTTAAATTTAATTCAACAAGCCATTGCTGGCTTTGAACAAATAACACTATCTTCTGGCGGAACTACTGCATTAGTAATGAGTAATGCGACTTTATCAAATGCTAGAAATATGATAATAAAATTTGCCACTATTACTGCAGGCTCTTCAACAGTTTGTACAATACCAGATAGTATAGAAAAATTTTATATTTTTGATTGTACAGGTGTAAGTAATCCTACAAACTTAACAATTAAAACTGCAAGTGGTACAGGGTTTACTCCTGATGCACAGAAAATTTATGCAGCTTATTCAGACGGAACTAATTTAAATGAAGTATCTTTAGATACACTTGGTGGTACAATAGGAACGGCACAAATGGCTGACGATGCAGTTACCAGTGCCAAAATTGCTGATGATGCAGTAGTGAGTGCAGCTATTGCTGATAATGCTGTTTTGACAGCAAACATCTCAAACGCAAACGTGACCACAGCCAAAATAGCTAATGATGCAGTTACGGCAGCCAAGTTAGAAAGAAAATTTACAATAAGCACGTCTTCTCCATCAGGTGGTAGTGATGGTGATATTTGGTTTAAATATTCAACATAGGATTTTTAATGGCTAATACTTACGGTAAAGTTTCTGGAACTTTCCAAGAAGCAGATGAAGTATATGCTAAAGTATCAGGCACTTGGCAAGAAGTAGATGAAGTGTATGGTAAAGTTTCAGGAGATTGGAAATTAGTATTTAGTGCTTTTGAAGCAACTTCTTTTGCTACCTTATCATCTGGTTCAGGAACATTTACAGTTCCTGATCAAGCAAATGCCATACATATTCAATTTGCAGTAGGAGGTGGGGGAGGTGCATTTCGTGGAGCTGACTACGATAAAGCAGGTGGAGAATCTGCTGGAGGTGGTGGAGGTTCTGGTGCATATATTTCTGATAAAATTTTAACTGTTAGTTCTGGTGAAACAATATCCTATTCAATAGGATCAGGAGGAGCTGCTAATAATTCTATAAGCACACGATATAATGGAAGTTCTAGTGCTGGAACAAACACAACATTATCTGGTTCATCAACAGGAAGTTTATTTACACTTGCAGCTGGTGGAGGAGCTTCAGCATCTGGTGGAGGTGTACAAGGTCCATTAAGATCTAATACAGCGGGTACTGGAGGGGCAGCAACAATATCAGGTAGCTCAGTAACTTCAGGTAATTTTAGAGACACAGATGGAACAACAAAAGCAGTAACAACTAACACATCAGGACCTACGGGAACATTTAATGATAGTGGTAATGGAGTAGCAGGAGCCAATAATGGAAATTGTAGTGGAGACAATTGTCAAATCGGAGGATCTACAGGTGGTGCTTCTTATGATGGTAACGTAGCTGGAGGAGCAGGATCTCCTCAAGGAGGTTCAACAGGGGGATCAGATGGAACTAGAGGATCAGGTGGTGGAGGCGGTGGTGCCCAATACGGAAGTGGAGAGGTTACTGGTCATGGAGGAGATGGTGGAAACGGTGAAATTAAATATAGATTTTTAAAAGTTAATTAGTATATTGCCTTCATGGCAAACATTACCAAGTGGTTTGGTTATCCAATTTATATTACTTCTATTAAAAACTTTAAAGAGATAAACAAAGAAATAATACCAATTATATCTAAAAATATTTCAGCTACAAATTCTCAATATTCACGAACCACGGATATAAAACCAAAAGAATTACAATCTATTGATGACAACTTACATCTAGATAAAAGATTTACAAAATTATTTAAAGAAATTGAAGATGGTATCAGAGGTGCTTTACTTATGCAAAATTATGAAATGGATTTGTTAGATGCTTATATAACAAAATCTTGGGCAACATATTCTACTAAAGATCAATTTATTTCTTATCATAGACATATGAGCAGTCATTATTCTTTTGTATATTATCCTTATGCAGAAGATCAAGGTAATTTATTTTTTTTTGATGATGAAGCACATAAGGTAGGATTAAATATACCTAGAAGAGAACCTTACTTTAATAAATGGGATAATACAAATTATGCAAAAGCAGAGTACCCTGCAGCCACTGGTAATTTAGTTATATTTCCATCTATGATATTTCATGAAACAGGTAAGAATAAAAAAGACAAACCACGCATATCTATATCAGGTGATATAATGATTACAATGAAAGAGGGTTTAAAATCAGAACATAACATACCTTCTCCGTCTACTTGGAAGAAGCTTTAAAATGGTGTAAAATGCAGTATGCCTTTAACAAATGTTCAAATAAGACCAGGACTAAACAAATCAGATACACCGTCAGGTGCTGAAGGCCAATGGATCGATAGTGATTTTGTAAGGTTTAGATATGGTCAACCAGAAAAAATTGGTGGATTTGAAGCAATTGGACAAAAAACAATATCAGGTCCTGCAAGAGCACAACATTGTTGGAATGATTTAGAAGGTAGAAAGTACGCTGCACTTGGTACATCAAAAGCTTTATATATTTATTATGAAGATGCTTTTTACGATATAACACCTTTAGCAACTGCAATAACGGGAGCAACATTTACATCAACTAATGGTTCATCAACAGTTACTGTAAATAAAACTTCACATAATTTAACAGCTGGTGAGTACATTACTTTTACTTCAGTAACTGTACCGGGAGCCACTACTACTCTTAATGGTACGATTAACAATAGTGTTACAACAATAACGCTTACTGATGCTACATCTTTTTCAACATCAGGATCTATAAGAATAGAAGATGAAATAATTACATACACAGGTAAATCTTCAAACGATTTAACAGGATGCACTAGAGGAACAAATGGTACAACTGCTGCGTCTCATGCAGATACAACAGCAGTAAGACAATCAACAGTTACAAGATATAACACAACAGATTTTACAAGTTTAACTTTTGAAATTTTAACAGTTGCTTCAAATTCATTTACAATCACTATGCCAACTTCAGAAACTGGAACAGGTATGTCTGCAGCTGGAGGAGCATCTATAAACCCTTATGAAGAAATAGGACCAACAATTCAAACATATGGATATGGTTGGGGAACAAGCACATGGGGAACCGTTGCATGGGGACAAGGAAGTACTTCAACACAAGTTGTGCTTGATCCCGGTTCATGGTCTTTAGATAATTTTGGACAACAATTAATTGCAACAATTAAAGATGGTAAAACTTTTGTTTGGGATGCAGGAGCTGCAAATCCTTTAGATACAAGAGCAACAATCATGACTGGTGCACCAACTGCATCAAGATTAACTATTGTTTCTGATAGAGATAGACACGTAGTTCATTTTGGTACCGAAACAACGATCGGTAATACATCAACACAAGACCCTATGTTTATTAGATTTAGTGATCAAGAAAACTATAATGTTTATCAACCAACCTCAGTAAACACTGCAGGAACTTTTAGACTTGATACAGGTAACAAAATTGTAGCTGCTGTATCTGGTAAAGACTATAACTTAATATTAACTGATACTGCTGCATACATCATGCAGTTTGTTGGTCCACCATTTACATTCTCTATAAGACAAGTTGGTTCTAATTGTGGATGTATTGGTCAACATGCAGTTGTCTACGCAGATGGTCAAGTATTTTGGATGGGAACAGGAGGAGGTTTTTTTAGATTTGATGGTACAGTAAAACTTTTACCATCTTTGGTAGAAGATTTTGTATTTACAACAACAGGAGATAATGTTGGTGTAAATTATTCTTCAAACGAAATTATATATGCGTCTCATAATTCTTTATTTAATGAAATAGTTTGGTTCTATCCAGCTGGCAAACCTCTTGCAAACCCAGCTACACAAAACAATAGAAGTGTTGTTTATAATTATGTAGAAAATGTTTGGTCTATAATGACATTAGCAAGAAGCACGTATCACGATGCCTCTACATATGATTTACCTTATGCTACTGAATATACAAGCACAGCAACTCCAACAGTTACAAATATAAGTGGAGCTACAAATACATTTGGTGCAAGTAAATATTTTGCACAAGAAACAGGAACAAATATTATAGATCTTGATGGAACAGAAACACCAATTGCAGCATTTATTCAATCTGGTGATTTTGATTTACCTACAGAAGGAGATGGTCAATTCTTATTAAGAATAAGTAGATTTCTTCCTGATTTTAAAAACTTACAAGGCAACGCAATAGTTACAATAGGTTTAAAAGATTTTCCTATTGATGCTAATGCTTCATCACAACTGGGGCCATTTACAATTAATTCATCAACTCAAAAAATTGATACAAGAGCCAGAGGTCGATTAGCTAATTTAAAAGTAGAAAATACTCATAACGATGAAACATGGAGATTTGGAACCTTTAGAGCTGATGTAAATATAGATGGTAGAAGATAATGGCAAAGATTAACGTATATGTACCTGAACCGCCAAAAGAATATACTGAGGAAGGTTTTAGACAAATTAACCAAGCTATATCAACAGTGGAGAATCAATTAAATACAACTTATCAACAAGACTTGAAAAATGAACAAGATGCGTTTAATTACTTTATGTCATGACAATACAATATAAAAATCAAGGATTCAAACAAGCAGACACTAATTTAAACACAGTTTTAACTTGCCCTACAGATGCAACTTTAATTGTGAAAAGTATTTATTGTTCAAACAATGATGCATCTTCAGCTATACAAGTCAATGCAAGTTTAGTGGATACATCAGCATCAAGCACTGAATACGAATTTTTTAGAGATGATTTAGCTGCAAAATCACAAGTCAATGCAACACCACAAGGAATAAATTTAGAAGCTGGTGATTTAATTAAAGTACAAGCAGCAACTGGTAGTAACAAAATACAAGGTGTAATATCTTATGCATTGATAGATAGATCTCAAGAAAATGGCTAGACAAAAATTTGTAAATTTTACACCTAGACCAAAACCAAGAAAACGTCCAAGACGTCATAAAAAAAGACTTTCAAAAAATGAAAAAAGAAGTTATAAGAAATATAATAGACAAGGGAGACCACAATGACAGAACTAGTGAAAATACCTGCAG